TACAGACTCTAGGCGTTTGTTACCCACTGCATTATGGGCTAAACTTTTCAATACCTTTGTATAACGTGCCATCTATTCACCAGTTAAAAATGTTGGGGAGATTAAGGCTCTCCCCGTACCTTTCATAAAAAACTATTAGAACAATCTAAGCGTTAATTATTATTTGTCCAGCTTCTGGTCTGACGATTTTCAATCCATATCTCATAGACATGTATGAACCGACAATTCCGAAACCGGGGTTTGCTTCCTCAACCGTTAGAGGTCTTCTTTCTACGTAAGCCATTGGCTTAGCAGATAAATCGAAAACACCCATGCGGTCTTGTGGGACGTATGCGTTTACTACGACTTGTAAACCATAGATTTGTCCAGCTAAGCCACCGTTATTCAACATTCCGCTGAATGGGTTGCTTTCTGGAGCGGTAGGCATTACGTTTGCACCAGTTACTGCAGAGCCTGATACTGCCATTGTGTTTGTGAAAACACTAGCAAAATCAGCCATCTTTAGTAAGTTCTCATAGTGAGCTGGGGAAATGAACAAGTGAGTTGCACTTGCCCCGTGCTTTGACATACGAGAGATAGCAGCAGCAATATCGGATAATGCGATAGCTCCTGCGGTATCGTTGGTTGCGTTGTTGTAAGACTTAGCTCCTGAAAGGACAGCTATTGTTTGGTCTGCGTATTGGTCTAGACGACCAGCAAACGTTGCGTCTTTTCCTAAGAAACCACCTTGTGGGTTGCTTGAGAAAGTTGTGATGTCAGCTTCAGTGGTTGTAGCACCAATAGCGACTGTACCGAAAGTAGCGTCTGCTGAGCCAGAACCAAAAACAACCTTTATTACGTGGTTAGTCATGTGTCTGTCTACAGCTCTGCGAGCTTCGTTCAATGCCATTTCAACTTCGTTGAATCTTGAATCTTCTATCATTCTTCGGGTTACACCTACTGCAAGACCCCACTCTTTAACTGCGACTCTCTCGGAGCGTAGTTTAGTGTGTTGGTATTGAGGAGTGTTTCCTTCATCTATTTGTTCCATCGACATCGATGGTTTTGCGAAAGTGATATCAATATCACCGCCTGTATCGGTCGTCATTGGGTCTGCAAAGAATGCCATTACTGGTAAATCTGTGACTCTGTAGTCACGGATTGCTTCTTTGTAATCAATGAGGACTCTTTCACCTGCACCGCCATCAGCGGAGCCTGTGTTCAAGCTTGTTAGTATACCGGGAGTTGCGTCAACCATTTAATCACCTTATATAGTCAATACCTTGACCAATCTGATTCCAGTTCCAGTTCCAGACTCTAAAGCAATTGCGAAAACTGCTCCAGCAGTTGCTCCTGCTTTTAAGACTCCGTTTCTTGCAGCAGCGCCAGCATCTACTTCTAGAGTTGCTCCGCTTGCTACGGTTCCTGTTACTGCGGCGTTCAATACGACACCTTTTCCGGAGATGATACTGCACGGTCCATCTGCTACTGCGTCAGTAAGGGCGAACCCAATTACTTTTTTCGAAGCAGCTCCTTCGTCCATCCTAACTTTTCCATCGGTGTGCATTTCACATGCATGTCCACCGGATAGAGCAGCTTTGGCTGTAAAAGGAAGGATACGTGCTGGTGCACCACCATCATTTACTAATACTTCTGTTGCCATGTTTAGTTACCTCTATAGTAGTCTTGGTCAATTCTTAATTTTCCATCTACCATTTTCATACCGAATTTTCTTTCTGTTGGTTCTGGTACTTCACCCTCGTCGGCTGCTTTACCTTTACCGAAAGACCTTTCGACATCGTTGCTTGGCTCTGGCATTGCTGCTAGAGCGTCGCTGAATCCAGTCAATCTGGACTCATCCCATGCAGAGAGTTCCTCGACACGAGCATCCTTTTTATCTTCTTCGACTGAGCCGAATAAGACTTCTTTGGATATAATTGCTTCTACTGTTTCTAACTTTCGTGCTTCTGCTTCCTTAGTTAGTCTTTCTTCCTCTGCTTCTTTGAAAGCTTCCAATTCTTTCATAGCTTTCTTAAATTCAGATTCGATTTCTTTCTTGGATGCTTCTGCAGCTTCAAGTTGTGAACGTAGAGAAGCGAACTCGCGTTCGACAATGTTCTCTGCCTCGGATTTTACAGTTGTTTCTTTTGTCTCTTCTGACATATTTTCTACCTCTGTTTTCCCGTCTTCACATCCACAAGATTCTTCTTGGCCACCACAACCACAGTCGTGGTCGTCTTCTGATTCTTGTGAATTACATTCATTTCCATCTATTGTACATTCTTTACAGACGGGGTCCATTTTTTCATTGTCAATGAAACTTACCTCTGTGGGACGAATGTTAGTGGCATATGTGTCACCCATCACATCAATATCATTAGAAAACCAATCGATACTGACATGAGTCATGTCCCCGTCCTTGACTTTGTTCATCACTTCTTGACCGCGGCCATATTTGTTAGATACTGTTGCCAACATCTTTACTGCGGTCTTTCCATTATCCATCTCGATTAGCTCAGGTTTCGTTGCCATGCCGATTAAATCCTCAGCTGTTCTTTGATGGTCAATATAAATCGGGAGTTCTGAGAACTTCTCAAGGTTGTCCTTCAACATACCTCCTTCAATATAAACTTTATGTTCTTCTCCTTCTACCTCATACTCATGAGGTCCGGATGTAATAGCGATAACTGGGAATGTAACAGAGTCAATTCCCTCATCACTGGAAAATGTCATCTCATCTCCATCACCCACAGATAATGCAAATGTTCTCTGTGTAGGTTCTGTAGACGTGCCCTCTGCAAATTCCCGCTCTACGCCATTCTCTTGCGCCCACATGCCACACATGCCAGCTGCAATCTCTTCAGGGTTATCAAAACCCCTTTTCTTCAGGTTTGATTTAGTTTGTATCATACATTTTTCAAATGTCATGCTCTATCTCCTGTTACGTTTGCGGAGGGTTGATTACCCCTGTTTTGTGCTCTAGCAGATTCTTCTCGTTTGTCTTCGTCTCTTCCACCAGATATATTTGCATTCCTATCAGTCACTTGTGCGTTAGCTTCCATATCGAGAGTAGCTACACCTTCAGGGTTTAAACCTCTCTCTTCTCTTACTTCGCCCGGTGACAATACTCCTTCTGATAAATAAATCATATCAGTCTTAGCTTTAGTAAATGCGTCATCAACGTTAATTTGCCTAAACTTAAACTTTGCTTCTCCATTATTTATTTGTGGCATAAGCTGGGCGTTAAGTGCACCCTCTACCATAGTTTGTAAGTATCTTACGTATGGTTCAAAAATTGGTCGTGCTTTTTCTGGGTCTGTCCACATAGTTCGTGGTGTTTTTAGAGCTACATGTATTTTGTCTAATATATCGTCTGTATATTTACCATACTCAAAAGCACGTTGTGTTCCTTGTAGTTCTTTAATTACTATATCGTTACCATGAATAATGTCTTCGCCCGGTGCTAATGTATTAAATGCATCAACTATTTCATTAATTTTATCAGGACCATAAGGCATATCAGGTAAACCAGCACTGACATCAAATCTACTTGTAGCATATTTGTTAAGTGCTGCACCTATATCTCTTTCTGCATAGTCTTTCAAATCAACTAAATATAATATAGGGTGAATATCAGATAATCCATAAGCTAAATCATCAAATGAATTATTATTCAACGCTATTATTTCATCTTCTTCGAATCTGATGTTTTCTTCATCGTCACCTACTTTTTGATAATAATATTCTATCTGTCCATGCTCGTTTCTTTTAACATACATGTTTTGACTAGAGCGTAATACTAAATTATCTCCAGTCCATTCTATATATCCACTACCAAATATTCTTGCATTTCTTAACCACCCGTATAACATGTGTTCGATATTGATGTCTCTAAACATAGTTTCTATTTCTTCACGAAGATTATCATCATCCGTAACAATATCAAAATTATCTTTTACAGCATATAAACAAGGTAAATCAATCAATGTCCTTACTATTGGGTCAGATAAGTAAACATTCATATAAGTTCTGTTTTTACCTATATGTGGTTCAAAATCTTTTTCCTGACCAATACTAAATCCTCTATTGATTTTTAATCTTTTGATTACACCCTCTCCGTAACTGCGGGGGTCGTCTTTTTTATAAGCAGGGTTACTTCCAATCGAAGCAAACCTACGTCTAACATTATCTATAAACGACATGGCTTTAAATAATTAATCATTATGAGTATATAAAGTTTTTGTTAGATTCCCCTTAGAGATTGTTTATTTAGTGTAACTTTACGCTGTTTTGTTGTAAAAAAGGATGGACCTGAGGCTTTACCCATATTGTGCGCTGGTCTACTGATTCTTTTTGAAATTACTGAACTACCAAAGTTACCAGTCATAGGCAACATACTCAAAGTAGCGTGTATACCCATAGCAGAACTATCACAATAATCATCATGCTTACCGTTAGGTGCAGCTATCTTTTCTGTTTTATTAGCAGCATCCATTGTATATTCTAGCTCAATGTGTTCTTTTACCCATTTATTAACTAGTTTAGCCATGTCTGGTTGTAAATTTTCTGGATTAGGTACTTTTACTCTTCCTTGTTGTATGTAAGAAACGAAATCTCTGTACATTTGCGTTTTAGTACCTTTAGGACCACCCGTAAAAACGAAAGGAACGAAATGAACACCAGCATCTAAACACGCCAACCGTAAATCTTGTTCAACCGCACCACCAATACCAGTACAGTCCACAATGAGACGACTAGCACTAAGCTGAGTGGTAATGTCCATAATACGTTGACGTTGGTATGGGATATCGTGTCCCCCAGTTCTAGCATTGATTTCTTCAATGTATACAAGCCTCGCAATATTTGAATCAGTATCTTTATCAAGGGACCATGCACTAATAACAGTAGAGTTAACAGATTTACCAATGTCAACCCCAACAGTAATATTGCTTCCTCCCTCGAATCCATACTCATCCAATCTATTAATTTCGTAATCATCATAACACCTTTTAATTTTTTCTGGACTAAAAACATTCGCTACAGACTCTACAAACTCACATTCATACTCTGTTCTCCAATAGATAGAGTCTTCTCCCCATTCCGTCATCTTGTCTAACATTTCTTCTTCAGTATAAGGTGCTGAATAGGCTTCACCTTTGTTCACGGCATCTCTCCATGTGTAATGTAATCTAGTAAAGGTATCTGCATAATTATCGTCATATAAGTACCTCCACATGTGATTGTCTTTTGACTTTGGTGTTCCAAGATTAATAAATGGCGCTTTATTAGAAACAATAGAAGGTTCTACGTTATCAATGAATAGTTTATCGTCGATGAGTGGAGACTCATCAACTACTAAGAACGTAGGATGTTGTCCTCGTATAGCTTGTCCTTGGTTACTAGGCGCTAACGGAGCTCTTCTCATAACTGTGCCCCCCTTAAGTGTTATGTTGGGCTTATTATGAAATCTATAATTTGCTACTAATCCATTCAAAAAAGTGTTGTCAGCAAAGTGTCTATAAACATAATTAAAAATTAAAGCAGCTTGGTCTTCTGTAGGAGCTAGTATAAATACTAAATCTCTAAACCTGTTAAAAAACATATATATAGTCACCGCTACTGATAAACCGAAAGATTTTCCGCTTCCTCGTGGTGCCAATATAGCTAACTTTTTTTGTTTGTCATCTTTACGATTTGTTAAACATTCTAATACAATGTCCTCTTGCATAGGTCTCATGCGTAGAGGTCTCTGTTTATTATCAATTAAATACGCTGTACAGAACGCACGTACTAATTTACGCATCTTTTCTTTGTCGTCTCTACATTTAGCGAAGATTTTTTCTAATTGCCGTGAATCTACTCCACCTCTACCTGTCAACAGGTTTTTTAGGTGTTTCTCGTTTTTCATCATCTACTAGTTCCTCTAAGAATGAACCGAAACCTTCTGCACTCTTTTCCATTTCAGTAGGTACTTCAATATTCAATGCTCTAAATTCTGTATGGATATCTCTTACTATTTGGTTTCGTTGTCGCAATAACTCTGTTCTAGCGTTAACATCCCGAATACATATAAGAATTTCTTCCCACAACACGTCTTCCAGCGCAAGATTACGTGCCAAAAGGCGAACAAGCTCTTTATGACGTACATATTCAGCTTCTCCTACCCTTTGACGTAATCGAGTCTCGTATTCCTCTACGTTCAAAGTCCTTTCCCTTCATCAAGGGCGGATTTGACTTTAGACTTAACAAGACTAGCTAGCTCGTCATCTTTCTCATCCCAAGCTGTAATTAATACATTTCGGACTAAGGAATCTTTAACGTGCTTTTGTGCTGTTTCATCAAGCTTTTCAAAAGCTTTTATCTGGGCTTTAGATAGATTCTTATCTAGTAAATCCATTAGTTCAGCTTCGTTATTCTTTAAGTATTTAAAAACTAACTCTTTTACTGCAGGTACGGTGTAAGCTACGTAAGCTCCTAAACCTAATACCAGTGCAGCTAATGCTGCTAATAATGGGTCGTCCATTAAAGCGTCTAACATTCCAGATTCTTCTACAGTATCTAAGATAGCAGTTAAGTTACCCTCTTCTGCTGTCTCATTACCTGCTGTTTCATTATTTGTATTGTTCATATGTTGATATCTCCATATTGGGGCTCCCACGATGGCACTTGCGATAAGTAACCTATGGAGCAATGGCCCTGTGGCGGGTGCCCATACATATTTAGAATGTGTGTGTATATAAAGCTTACCATTTAACTTTGTTAGCCCAATAGGCTGCAGACATTTTACCCTTCTTAATATTTTTAGCGTGGCGCGCTTTAAA